GGAAGAAGAGGTCAAAGAGATGTACGACCTTTTGGATGAGTTGAAATATAGGGCTGGAAGAAACGCACTAACCAATCTGTCGATTTTGGTAAACGCACAATCACTGATCGATATGTCAAAAGTACGGTTATGCTTGATAGCTTCCACGGAGACACGCCAAATCTTTTTGGCTATCAAGGATGTGATAAGCAGGGAAGATCCAGAGCTGGCCTCTATGATGGTTCGAAAATGCGTCTATCGAGGAGGAATCTGCGGAGAGCCTAAATGTTGTGGTTTTAATAACACCCCAACCTTTAAAGAGGAACTAAGAGAATATTTAAAAAACTTCACCAAAACACAACAAGGAAACAATGTCATTGGACCAAAACCAGATCGTAACTAAACAAGATGGAAGCAAGGTAGGATTTTCAATTGAAGAATTATACAGGAGCGTTTGCAAGGCTGTTCGTGCCACGCAAGGGTTTGACCGCCCCGGAGAGATGATCGCCAGATTCATAACCAGACAAGTAATACAAAAGCTCCCGAACCAAGATGATCTGCCAACGATCCTTATCTTGGAGTGTATAATATATGTTTCCTCAAAGCATTATTTCAACGAGATCGCAGACTATTTTAATCAATACTTACATAATAACTAAGATGAATCAAGTTTTTACTTTTAGCGAAGCGTTAGAGGCTTCAAAAATTTATTTTGATGGTGATGAATTGGCCGCAAAGGTGTGGGTAAACAAATATGCCTTAAAGGATTCCAATGGTAACATCTATGAGAAAACCCCTACTGATATGCACTGGAGGTTGGCGAGAGAAATAGCTAGAATCGAGAGAAAATATCCGAACCCGATGAACGAGGAGGAATTGTTCGAGTTGTTCGATCGTTTCAAGTATATCGTACCACAAGGAGGCCCAATGACAGGTATCGGAAATCCGTATCAAATTTCCTCACTTTCGAATTGTTTTGTGTGTCAACTAGAAGAATCTAACACTGATTCCTATGGATCAATTATGAAAGTGGATGAGGAATTGATCCAACTTGAAAAGAGACGTGGAGGTGTTGGACATGATTTATCTCATTTACGCCCAGCTATGGCTCCAGTTAGTAACGCCGCCATGAGTTCGAGTGGTGTTTCTTCTTTTATGGAAAGATATTCCAACTCGACAAGAGAGGTGTCTCAGAACTCTAGACGTGGCGCATTAATGCTTTCGCTATCAATCAATCATCCAGATGCGGATAAATTCATTGACGCTAAGATGGAAGAGGGAAAGGTCACTGGAGCCAATATTTCTGTGAAAATAGATGATAAATTCATGGAAGCTGTTTTAGAGGATGAGGTTTATATCCAGAATTTCCCGATCTACTCTCCTACTCCTTCCATGACAAAAGAGATCAAGGCTAAGGAACTATGGGGCAAGATTATCCATAACGCATGGAAATCAGCCGAACCCGGAATCTTGTTTTGGGATACTATTGTTAGAGAATCTGTTCCGGATTGTTATTCGGAGTTCGGGTTCAAAACCGTATCAACTAATCCTTGCGGAGAGATTCCTTTATGTCCTTACGATTCATGCAGGTTGATCGCATTGAATCTGTATTCTTACGTAACAAATCCATTTACGGATCATGCTGGATTCGATATTGATTTATTAGAGAAACACGCTCGGTTAGCACTACGTATCATGGACGATATCATTGACTTGGAGATTGAGAAGATCGACCAAATCATCGAGAAGGTCAAATCCGATCCAGAAAGCGAGGAGGTAAAACATACCGAGCTAAGATTATGGGAGAAAATTCGAGAGAAGTGTCTAATGGGAAGACGTACCGGAGTGGGCATTACCGCTGAGGGAGATATGTTGGCGGCTTTAGGGTATCGTTATGGAACGGAAGCATCTATTGATTTTTCTGAGAACATACATAAGATCATAGCTTTGAACGTGTATAAATCAAGCGTCAACCTAGCGAGAGAGAGAGGAGCGTTCCCTGTGTATGATTCAGAGCTAGAGAAAAACAATCCTTTTATTAATAGATTAAAGGAAGCGGATCCGGAATTTGGGGAAGCGCTAGAAAAATATGGCCGTAGAAATATCGCTTGTTTGACCATCGCCCCAACCGGTACGGTTAGCTTAATGACCCAGACATCATCTGGAATAGAACCCGTGTTCTTAGCTATATATAAACGAAGGAGAAAGATCAATCCAACAGATACTTGTTCCAAAGTTGATTTTGTGGATGAGAACGGCGATTCGTTCGAGGAGTTTTTGGTCATTCATCCCAAGTTCAAGGTCTGGATGGAAATGAACGATATCCATATGGAATCTAACGCCAGCCAAGAGGAGATCGACTCATTAGTTAAATTATCTCCTTATTATAAATCAACATCAAGCGATATTGATTGGCTCCAAAAGGTTAAGATGCAAGGACGGATCCAGAAATGGGTGGACCATTCAATAAGCGTAACAATTAATTTACCAAAAGATGTATCCGAGAAATTGGTTAACGAGTTATATATTGAAGCATGGAGATCTGGCTGTAAGGGTTGTACTGTTTACAGGGATGGTTCTCGCTCTGGTGTTTTGGTCTCCACGAATACTAAGGATGAACAGAAGAAAAGCCAAGAGAACACCAAGCGGCCAAAGAGACTGAAAGCCGAGGTTGTCCGTTTCAAGCATAACTCCCAAAATTGGATCGCTTTTGTCGGCATCTTAAATAACAAACCATACGAGATATTCACTGGCATAGCTGATGAGGACAATGGTATCTTATTACCTAAAAGTATCAAGAATGGAGAGATTGAGAAATACAAGGATGAGGACGGGAACAAACATTACAGATTCAGTTTCGTCAATAAGGCCGGTATTGGTGGCTCGATCGATAATTTAGAGAACAGGTTCTCGCCTGAGTTTTGGAATTATGCCAAACTGATTTCGGCCACGTTAAGATACGAGATGCCGATACATAAAGTGGTATCACTTATCCAAAGTCTTGAATGGAATAATGAATCTATTAATAACTGGAGAAACGGTGTTATTCGTGCGTTAAAAGGATACATCCAAGACGGCACAAAAGCAAAAGGACAGAAATGTCCTAATTGTGGACAAGAGACATTAATCTTTCAAGAAGGATGTTTAATTTGTACTTCTTGCGGATCATCTAAGTGCGGATAAAAAATAAATTATAAATATTTTACGGTACAAATATTTGTGTATTTAAAATATACTATATACATTTGTACTGTAATATTAAAACAACAAATAAATGGAACAAATGAAGTAGTGTCAATTTTCAAAAAAGGACTGGTTCACATTAGGGATAAGAGACCAGATTTAGCAGAATTGCAAAGAGAAATTCGCAAGCTACCAGATGGAGAATATGCGTTTTATATTTGCGACAAAAAACCAAACAACCCCCTTCCTAGAATGAAATACCTCTTCGGCGTAGTACTAAAAATAATATCAGAAGAACTACCCGATCATCCTTCAACAGAGGTATTATATCGAAAATTCGAAAAGATGTTCGCTCCCGTAAGAGAGACAAGAATATTCCGTAATTATTTTCGATACCAAGATTTAAAAAATTGTAGTCCACAGGAACTAGACGATGTTATCGAGAAAATAATATTGTTCTCCTCCGAGAATCTAGGAATTGAGCTAAAAGAAAGACTCGATTACAAGAAATGGGAGGTTTCCGAAGCCTATATAGGCGCTTATAATGACCAATGGACGGATTATAACAGAAAAATTTAAGTACCACAAATTAAACAAGCAAATCATGTCAGAAGTAGAAGAAAAAGATCTAGAACAAAAATCATTACAACAGTTATTCGCAGATTCACAAGAGACATTAGAAGAAGCGCAAGCAAGAAAATCGGCAGAAGAGTTAACCTTCACGAGGTTTAAGAATTTCATCATGGATAAGGCCAAGACTTATCGTATTCGTATCTTGCCGTTATCCCCGAAGGATGAACGTAGAGGCCATGAGCACCCAGTTCGTCAAAAATGGTTGAAAATAAACAATCCAGATACGGGCAAGGATATCAACATCAAGGTATGTAGAGCTATTGACGCTGGCTATTCCGTTGATTTGATCGATACCTACAAAAAACTGGCCTTGGACGCAGTCAAGGGCGATAAGGATCTTGAGGATAAGATTAAGAATGGCTCTTTCGGTGGCGGTTTGAAGTATGACTACAATCATGCCATGTATATCTATGACTTGGATAACATGGAAGAAGGCATGATGATCTGGGAAGCGTCTAATGGCCAGTGGAAAGGTTTGGAGGACCAAAAAGATCCTGTATGGAAAAAATTAGTGGAGAAAAATAAGAATCCGAAGTATCCATGCCCTATCTCGTCCTTTGACAAGGGATACCCGGTTGAGATCCAAAAAAAGAAAGGCCCAAAGACAGAATATGTTTTCTCGATCGATATTCTTGGTGACTCCCTGCCATTAGATGAGAAACAACTCACCGATCTTGTCAAGGCTCCTCTCCTAACAGATATCGTCAAACGATATACGAAATATCATTTGGGAGCGACTATCGAGTTCTTGAAACAATACGATGAGACAATCGGTCAGAGCATCATGTCCAATGAAGAGATGGTAAACGCTATCGAGATATTGAAGGGTGAGCTACCAGCTGATGATACCTCCAGTTTCTCTTTCAAGAAAGGAGATAACGGTAACGATGAGCCGGATGATACCATTACTTATGACAAGTTATCAGCCATGTACGATGATCTCACGGGAAAGGGTATCACCGACAAGTCTGACGAGGGGCAGAATCTAAGAAGCTTGATCGCAGAGTACATCAAATCCAGAAATCTATCGGTAAAGGTAGAACGGAAGAAGACTAATATGGCTTTACTGGATGAGATCGAAGCGGAATTGGAAGCTTTGGGCGAGGAGCCATCCGCTAAGACCAGCCAATCTACATCTGTAAATCCCAAAGAAGAAAAGGAAGGCTCGATTTCGGACGGCAATGACGAAAATGACGAGGAAGATAATCCCAACCAAGACTCAACAGCGGAACCCGCAGTTGGTCGAAGAAGAAGAAAATAATAAGTTCCTTTTATAATTTTTCAAGGGTATATCGAAGTTTATTTGGTATACCCTTTTTTAAAACAAACCACAAGTAGTAAAGAAAATGATTCAATTAACAAAACAAAGTTCAAATAACGAGATTCAATTATATTTTGAGAAGGTTCGTGCTCTGAGATTATCAAAAGAGGAGTTTCCCGTAAATTTCGATGAGGTGTGGCCTTTAGTCTATGAAAACAGAGGAAATGCCAAGAGAGACCTTGTTAATAATTTTATTGATGGAATTGATTTCAACCTTATCCAAAATGATAAGGTCTTGTCAATCAATAATTTAAAAAATGGAATTAAATACGAAGCGTATATTTCGATTTCATGTATGGAATGGTTTATAGCAAGAAAGGTCCGCAGTGTATTTGAAATATATAGACAAGTATTCCATCAAGTCATGAACAATGGCATTCTCTCAGAGGTAGATAAGACAGACATGCGATTGAAAGAAGCCATATGGTTAATTAATGCCTTACGATACAACGATTCTTCTAGATTGAAGTTAGCGCACGATGTAATAAAATCAGGTATTCCTCTACCAGAATATTCCGAATCGCAAGACCAATTATTATCAGCGACGGAATTGCTAAAGAGAAACGGGACAGATATGAGTACTGTAAAGTTTAACATGATGATGCTAAAACATGGTTATCTAGTGGAACTGGAGAGAGAGGGAAGAGGTAAGGATAAAAAGAAAATCATAAAGAGATTCAAGTCTCTAACAGAAAAAGGTCTTGAATTTGGAGAGAATCTTGTTAGCCCAGCTAATCCAAGAGAAACGCAACCTATGTACCACGTAAGTAAATTTCCTCAATTACTGAATACGATTTGTTGATATGAATAAAAAAGCCGTAGCCTTGCTCTTGAATGACATACACGTTGGCAAGGATACCATCAATGACTTTAAACTGAACTGGAAGGAAGCTATCGATCTAGCCATTGATTATCAGATTAATCACATATTGGTAGGAGGAGACTTATTCCTAAGTAGATCCTCCCAGAACCTTGATATTCTATTAGCCGTACATGACGCTTTCCAAGAATGTCTTGATAACAATATTAGCGTGACTATTATCGAAGGCAATCATGATAAGGTAGACCAAGAAGCGGCCAGAGGATATTGTCATGTATTCGACTCTTTCGATAACGTGCGTGTGATAGATACTTGGGGAGAGGTTGGATTCGGTGATCTAGCCATGGGATTGATTTCCTATTTCCCGGAGAATGGTTCTTTCATCCAGAAACATGATGAACTAATGGGTTATTTTGACGGAACCGATTATCAAAAACGAATCCTGTATATTCACCAAGGTATCAGAGGAGCGCTCTCCCAGCCTACCGATGACGAGCTTCCGGCTGACATGTTCTATAAATGGGATAAGGTATTGGTAGGTCATTACCATAACCGCTGCAAGTTTGACAACATTGAATATATCGGTAGTTCACGCCAGCACAATTTTGGCGAGGACGAGGAAAAGGGATACACTATCCTATTTTCGGATGGTGACACGGAGTTCGTACAAAACAAGGTAAATATCAGATACAAGACGCTTGAGTTGTCATTCGATGAGATCAACTCACATATCAAGGAGACGATAGAGGATCTTACCCAAGACGGGTATCGTGTACGAGTAAAGATCCTTTGCGATCCAGAGCAAGTCAAGAGCCTAGATAAGCAGTTTTTAATCGATTCTGGAGCGAGCAAGGTCGAAATAGCA